CTTCTATCGGCTGACGAGGAGACTATTAAGATGCAACTTGTATCATCTGATGGCAAGCCTCATGGCAATGGGTGTTTTGACTCCAATGATGTCACAGGTTTTGTTCTTGGAAATCCAAATGTTGATAAAGCTTGTCTGAATTACCTTTACGACCACTGCTACAAGCCTAAACAAGCCCCCGTTAAGATCTTAGACTGAAATGAACCGAAAAAACTGGAAATACCGCTCCTCTACCGAGCGTCGCTACGCTGCGACCTTAAACCAGCTAACCCAGCAGGTTGAGCTCATCGCCCAGCGCTATAGCACCCTCGACGGTATCCTTGGAGCCCTGAGCGTGCTGGCAGTCTCCCCAGACTGGCGCAAATTCGCACAGGCTGCGGCAATGCGCATGGTCTCGGCTGTTGCCGGTGAAAATGCATTGACCTGGCGCGAGGCGGCAAAGCAAGGTGGCCGGGCGCATGAAATTCACATGCTGCTAAAAACGGAAATGCGGCACAGCAAAGCTTTTAATGAACTCATCCAGACTAACGCCGAACTCATCACCTCAATGCCCTCCTACGTGGCCTCTGGGCTCACGAAGCACATTGCTTCCGAGACTATTGCAGGCAAACGGGCCGATGCCCTTCTGCAAGAAATCAGAGCAGCCGCGCCCAGGCTGACCGAAGCCCGCGCAAAACTCATTGCCCGGACAGAAGTCGCAAAGACGCAAGCGGCCATCACCCAGACCCGATCCCAGTCGCTAGGGCTTAACTTCTACCACTGGGAGACCAGCAGCGACCAGCGGGTGCGCTCAAGCCATGCCCACATGCAAGGTGTGATTTGTTCTTACCTGAATCCGCCAAGCCCTGAGATGCTCATAGACTTGCCATCGGTCGGCTGCTATAACCCAGGCTGTATTTGGAACTGCCGATGCTTTGCCGCGACGGTCGTTGATTTAGACTTTGAGAGCTTTCCAGCTCGCATGGTGCAGGGCAATAGCATTATTACGGTCTCTAAGGCTCAGTTTCTGGCGCTTCAGTAGGCACTGTCTTTCCGCTCCGCCTGCCGCCGATGCTAATAATCTGCGTGTAGTCGGTCTCATCGCCTCTCAGCTGGTACTTTTCCTCAACTCTAACCCTTGCACGGCTTTGCTCGGCAATCGTCATAAACCGGGCATTCACGCGAATATGCTGGCCCTCGGCATCAATTAAATTAACAAACTGGTCAGGACTGGCCGGTTGATAAGTTAAATCCATTTCAACACCTCCACTTCTCTATTTTACCGCAACCGGAGCTTAAATAGTGCCATACATCAACGACATGGCCATTTTGGCATTCAAAATTAGTGACAACATTGCCGAAACGCCAGAGGGCTTCCTACTCTGCAAAAACGTCAACATTGGCCGAACTGGCCCCCAGGACTATTACGGCCATGAGATTGGTAGAAAAGACCTAGGCAATAAATTAGTCAAGGTCTACCGCCTACCAGAGAATGTTTTTGACAAAGAGGCCATGCGCAGCTTTGAGTCCAAACCTGTCGCCACTCCCCATCCGCCAGGCAATAACGGCATCACTCCACATAACGCAAAACGCTTTGTCTGCGGGCATGCGCGGAACATTCGCCAGGATGGCGACTACCTGGTCGCTGACCTGCTGATCAATGATGCGACCCTAATTAAATTAATTTTAGACCACAAAATCAGAGAGGTTTCTTGCGGCTATGCCTGCGAGTATGAGCCTTATCTGGATGGGTTCAAACAAGTAAACATAACCGGAAACCACGTTGCAGTCGTCGAAAGAGGGCGAGCAGGCCCAAGAGTATCAATTACAGACAGTTTTAAAAAGAAAAAAGGAGCAACCACCAAAATGGATAACACCAAAATTATTGAGGCATTGATCTCGCAGGATGCTACCCCTGAACAAGTTGCCGCCATGGTTAAGTACTTGAGCCAGGACACTACAAAGGCAGTAGCAGCCCCCGTGTCCAATGATAAGACTGCCGAAATGGGCCTGATTGCAAAGCTAATGGCCAAGTTTTCAAAAGACGAAGAAGCCGAAAAAGAAGAGGCTGAAACTAAGAAAAAAGAAACCGAAGACGCTGCATTGAAGGCCAAAATTGACACCATGCAGGCCACTATCGACGAATTGACCGCCAAAAAGCCAAAGGCCAAAGCCGCTGATGCTGACGCCTTGGATGCTTACTTTGCCGCCGACGACGATGAAGACAAAGAAAACACTGAAGATGATGACGACGAGGATGAAGGTAAAAAGCAAGCTGCCGATGCCGCTATTCACTCTCTAGCCGCCGCTCTTAAACCAGTGCTTGCTAAATTACCAGAAAAAGACAAGCAGATCGCCAAGGATGCCATCCGCGCTCAGTTAGGCAAAAAACCCTCTGAAAACAAATATGCAGCCATCACCAATATCGTGAATCAGGCGAAAGACGCTGCAGCTGCCCAAAATGAACCTATCGACTGGAACGCGTTTGCCGCAGCTCAACAAGCAGTTTACCAGCCCCATGCTGTTGCCGGATTTCCAACCAGCGCCGCTGAACTAATGGCCAAAGCTAAAGGCTAAACCAACTCCCACATTTATTACCTCATCACCAGCACGGAAGCACTCCCATCTGAGGAGTGCCTCTGGCTGCTGATTTAACCCTGGAGAAAACCACATGACCGGATCTAGCATCGGTTTAACTATGAATTTCGGCTTTGCCGGAAACCAAAGCCACAGCGGCATGGGTGCCATCATTGAGCCCCATCCAGTAAATGCTTCTTCGGCAGCCATTCCCTTTGGCGCTGCCGTCATTCTGAACGCCGACAACAGCGTCAGCTTGGCTGATGCCACACTTACAGCCGCAAACTTCGCGGGCATTTCATTTGCGGAGGTTCACCAACGCAGCGATTACCCAGTAACCACAGCGGGACTGGGTGGATCCTACGCACCCAAGCAAACAGCAGACGTCGCCAAATTTGGCATTTTCTGCGTGAACCTGGGCTTGCGAGCCACTACGCCAACAGCTGGCGGTCCTGTGTACATCAGAACGGTTTTAAACGGAACCTATGCCACGGCATTGATTGGCGACTTTGAGGCTGCCAGCGATACCACCAACAGCATCCTATTGACGAATGCGACCTGGTACAACGGCAAAGTCGATGGCAATAACGTTGCATTAATTAAATTGAGATTAGTTAACAACTAACCTTAAACCCTTTCCTATAGGCGCTTCGCATACTTTGCTGGCGCTTTTTTGATGCCAATTTTTCACATTTTACGACAAGACTGGAGAATTCTATGAAACCACCTCTGATCCTCACTTCGGATGCCGCTGTCGCTTCTGGTCAGGCGTTCTTAAACGGGGAACTCGAAAAACGCCACATGGAAATAAATATGCCGCTGCAATCCCATACGTGGCAGCGTGATATGCCCTACGACATGGGCGGCGGCGCTTTAGAGTGGGTCTCCAACATGTTCGTCGATTTAGCTTCAGCCGGTCCAAACGAGGACGGTATTGTTGCGGGCGCGACCAACGTGATCCCCTTGATTCAAGCCAATTTCTCCAAAGATAACACCCCCGTGTTTCCCTGGATGAACAACATGGCCATCAAGTTTCTGGACTTGCAAAAAATCCAAAACACTGGGCGTGGACTGAACGAAGTACTGCAAACCGGCTTGCAAACCAACTGGAACAAAACCCTGGATAAATTAGTTTATACCGGGTTTACCTCTGTTGGCATCACCGGATTGATTAACGATGCCCGCGTCACAGCTGCCTCAGTTGCAAACTCGGCATTGAACCCCAATGGCGTTTCTGGCGCGGCTTTGAAGCTCTGGAAAAACAAAACCCCAGATGAAGTTTTGCAAGATTTCAACGACTTCCTAACGGCTGCGGCTCTATCGGCCCAGTACTCTGAGAGCGATTTAATCAACACAATCCTCATGTCTTGGGAAAACTATGCCTATCTGGTTAGTGTAAAGGTATCCAGCGCTGGGAATTGCAGCTTGCTAACCTACCTGTTAGATAACAACATTGTGCAAAAACGCGGCATCAACCTGCAAATTAAGCCTTGCAGACAGTGCTTCGGGGCTGGTGCTTCTGGCGTCAACCGCATGGTGGGTTATGTTCAGCGGAAAGACCGCCTTCAATTCGACATCACAGTGCCTCTATCCAAAGGCATGACTGAAGCAAGCGCCAAAGACGTGACCTATTACACCAACTTCTTCGGCTTCTTTTCGGCATTGCAGCTCAAATACCTGCAAACCATCCGCTACGCCGACGGCATGTAGCCAACCGGTCAAAACGTTTATTTAGCCCGGTTCCGGGTTTATATGAAGGATTAAAACCCATGCAAATTGAAGCAACTCACGTTCTCGAATTCATCTGCGAAGAAGCTGGCGAGTATCTAGGCCAGAAATTCACCACGAAAGGCATTGGGAGACTGGAAGGCGCGCCGGACTGGCTGCGCGACCATTCATACTATGCCCTTTGCGAGGCGTCTGGATGGATTCGCGACTTAAGCGGTGAGAATGTGCCACCTGTCCAAGACCCTGATGTTGCTGAATACTTGGCTAATAAAGCCGAGTTTGAAGCCTACATGAAAGCCAAGGCGCAGCCAGCAGGAAGCCATGTTACTGCCGATCCATCTGAGCTTACCCAAAAGCCAGAATTAGACCCTGACGAGCCAACTGGCGATGCTGGCACGGATGAGCCGGGCGTTGATGATGGCACGCTGGACGTGCGCTCATTGGCAGCCAAACTTAACCAGGGCGTAGGCGACACCCGCAAATTGCTCCTAACCAGCTATGGCGTGGAAGCCGCAAACGGCGCTCACCTACTGGATAAAGAAGTATTCGACGCTGTGGTGGCTAACCCAGCTAACCACAAAGCCGCCGAATAGTGAGCCTCTACCCAAGCTATTATCCGGCGGATGACGCAGCTAGCCGGATAGCAGATGCATCGAATCTGCATGTGGGCGGCAATCCAGCTTATGGGCCTACGGACTTCCTGGGGTTTTACCCCATGTTTACCGCCCTAATTCCCGATGCGGTACTGCTCAAGTTCATCGCCCAGGCTAACGCCAAGGTATCGATGAATCGCTGGCACACCGACTGGGAAGCTGGGATGCAAGAGCTAATCGCCCACTACTGCGTCATGTACCTGCAAAAGGTGGGGCCAGCAACCGCACCTACGGCTGCCAGCGTCATTGCTGCCGGAAACCCAACCGGCTTGCAATCTAGCAAAAGCGTTGGGAGCATCTCGGTGAGCTACACCTACACGACGGTCGCCGACGAGTTCAAGGGCTGGGGCGACCTGGGCCTGACCAAGTTTGGCCGCGCCTACGTGACCCTAGCAAAACCGCTCTGCAAGGGTGGGATTTACGTCTACTGATGTTTTTCAAGCCTGTTGTCAAAACACTTAAAAAAGTAGACAAGACAAACCAGATCCTTGATGCCATCAACCTAATGCAGCGCCAAGAAGTGCTCATCGGCATACCGCAGGAGGATACCGCCCGCAAGATTGAGCCTGGCACCCAGCCAGTGACCAATGCCGAGCTGGCCTACATCCACACCTATGGCAGCCCTTTGCAGCATATACCGGCGCGCCCGTTTTTACAGCCCCCAATAAACGCCAACATCGATGTCCTGATCGCAAGCATGCAAAAGACGCTACAGGCGGCACTCGCAGGCAACTCGACTGGCGTTGAGGCAGGCTTTAAAAAGACCGGGATGCTAGGGCGTGATTTCGCCAAGAAGTGGTTCACAGACCCGCGAAACAACTGGGCTCCGAACGCGCTTTATACCGCAAAGATCAAAATTGCTAAAAAGTTCAAGAGCAAAAAGAAGTTCAATGCGGCTGTTGCGGCCTTCCAGGCTGGCGACCAGTCCTACAGCATGCCATTAATCGATACTGGAGCTTTGAGGAATGCAATCACCTACGTGATAAGGGACCGCCAACGATGATCGATGTTTCTGAATTAATTAACGACCCTGATTTTTGCCAGGCGTTTACCGTCACCCGAAAAGCTGGCGTATTCATGAACGGCGATTTCGTTATGGCCCAGACTTCTCCCCTGCCCTTTACTGGCGTTATCGAACCCATGAATACCCGCGACATGGCAATGTTTCCAGAGGGCGACACGCTCAAGGGCATGATCAACGTTTACACCTTACTGCCAATTTTCCCAACAATGCTAAACCCGCAGACCCGCGATGCTGGAACATTTTCGGATGAAATAACGTGGCAAGGCGAGCAGTACAAAGTGGTGCAGGTTCAAAACTTTAGCGATTTCGGTTACTACAAAAGCGCCGCCAGCAGAAAATTAGGGGCCTAATGCCTGCACTCAATTTAAAACAGCTCAAACAGCTATTTTATGACGTGACGGCCACCATTACCGAATTGCCGGTGGATAAGGTCCGTAACGCGTTCCAGCCTAACGGCATGCCCAGCTTTGAGCAGGACCAGGACGTGGCGTTTATCAATATCACCGAAGTGCCTGCGCCAATCAGCAACCGGCGCGATGTCATCTATGCCCCAAACAATGCTGAAAGCGTTATCCTATACACCTCTTACACCCGTGTAATGCAAGTCGCATGGGTCTTTTATGGCCCTAACGCTTACGACCTCGCCGACCTTCTGCGCTACAAAATATTTACGGACGCGATCCGGGATACGCTTCGCCCTGGCGATGTTTATCCAATCCTATCTGACGTAACCCCAACCCGCATGCCTGAAAACCGAAACGACCAATGGTGGGAGCGGGCAGACGTACAAATTCAGGTTTATGTCGGCACCCAGCGCACGGAGACTTTACCGCTGCTGGCAGGCGGGATCATCTACCTTCGGGATGCCAACGGCATCCAGAGAACGATTCAAATCCCATATGTTGCGCCTACACCGACGCCAACCCCTACCCCCACACCAACTCCAACGCCGACACCCACCCCTACTCCGACGCCTACGCCAACTCCAGTCCCAACTGGCGCATTTTATCTTTTGCAGGATGGCAATCAGCTCCTCGCGCAAGACGGCGCAAACCTGATCCTAGAAGACGGCGACGCTAATTTAATATTTGAAACGCATTTTGAAAACCAGAATTTTGCAGGCATGAACACCGAGTTTGCCGCCAGTTACTCTGGAACCTTTGTAACCGATCCTGCGGGCAGCGGCGACCCTGTTTTGCGCTACGAATTGCACAAGACCGATCCAATCGTTCACGGCGGAACGCGGGCAGAGGTGTATCTACCCAAAAACCCTACCCCCTACGGGCCTTTTACTTGCCGCTTCTCCCACTATATGCCCTCTGAATTCTGGGCTCCAGATAATGACGGAGCGAGAGAAATCATCGCCCAGCTGCACTCAACGCCAGATGCCAACCTGGGCGAAGGCAACTATTCGCCGCCTTGGTCCCTTGTTGTTAGAGGCAACAATTTACAAATCTGGATTCATTCAGACCCCAACGCAGTTACCACAAACGACACCACCACAGCGCTAACAATCATCGATTTAGGGCCATTTCTAAAAGACCAATGGGTCGACTACATGCTGTTCATGAAGCACTCATATCAGAGCGACGGCTTCATGGAATTTTATATTAATGGCGTCAAGGTGGCTGAGTTCGCAGGGCCAAACTGCTATAACGACGCGGTTGGGCCTTATTTGAAAATCGGCATTTACAAGTGGGAATGGCACTCAGATCCAACCTCTTCAATTATCGACACCAGAGTTTTATTGTGCCGCCACATTGGCCACTGGAAGGGCAATGACACGGCTGCGGCCTAACTAATTTTCCTCAAACGATCCTAAAACAGGAGTATTTTCGCGTGCCTAATTTGTCACCTAATTTTATCGATCTCAATGTCAGCCTACCGGGCCTCGGCGTCGCAACGCAGACCTTCAATGTGGGGCTGATTATTGGCACCAGTACCATCATCAGCGGAGCGACCCGAACTGTTGAGTATAGTTCGCTTGCAGCTATGCTAACAGCGGGCTTTTCAACCGGATCGCCTGAGTATCTCGCTGCCGTAAAATATTTTGGCGCATCTTCCCAGCCAAACCGGGTTGTGATTGGCCGAAAGGATGCCACAGCTTCTGAAACAAGCCTTGTCGCCATAACGGCATGCAGGGCCTCCAATTCCACCTGGTACGCGGCTTATGATACCAGTGCCGCAGATTCAGACCAAGCGGGCATTGCTGCCTATATTGAAGCACTGACCCCAAGCTGCCAATACTTCTGCCAAACCTCCACATCGGCAGTTAAAGCAGGCACCGGTGGGAATATCTTTGAGACTTTAAAAACCGGAGCCTATAGCCGTACACAAGGCATGTTCTCCACTGTTGCGCATGCGATGGCAGGCGTTCTTGGCTATGTGGCTGGAAAAACCTCTAATTTAGCAGGCTCTTACTATGACTTAATGTTTAAAAACATGGTAGGCGTAGCGGCTGAAAGTTTGACAGAGGCCCAAGTAACCGCCATCGAAGGCAACTATGGGAACGTCCTGGTCAATCGCGGCGCGGCCATGTACGAGAAGGGACAGCAGTTTTCTGGACAATTCTTCGATGAAGTTCTGGGCCTGGATATGCTGGCCAACGAAATCCAGGTAAATGCGACCAATCTATTTTTAACATCAAACGTTGTGCCTCAAACCGAAAAGGGCATGGCGCAGCTGCGCACAGTAATCGGCAAAGCCTGCAAAAAAGCAGTAGAACGCGGATTCCTAGCTGAGGGTAGAACCTGGGATGGTCCGCCTGTATTGACACTCAACACTGGCGACCTGCTCGATGCGGGCTATTTAATTTTATCCGACCCAATTAATGGGCAGTCATCGGCTGACCGTGCGGCGCGTGTTGCCCCGCCTATTTACGTGTGTATCAACCTCGCAGGCTCCGTTCACTCGCTCGTTATCGCAATTAACGTGAACCGATAAGGAATTAAAGCATGTCCGATTATTACTCTTTCGGTGACGTTGACATCGTTATCGCGCCTGAAGGCTATCCCGCTTACAACATTAATGGGCAGGGCATTGGCACTGTGGGCGTAGATTTCGAGGCCGACAACTCCATCGTCGATAGAGCCGCCGACGGGCGCACCGTGACCAGTAAAATCAAAGCTGGTAATGGTTCTGTACATTTCACCGTTTTCCAGACTTCGCCGCTGCACAAAGCCTTAAAGGCAATGTTCAATATTTTGTACAATGCCGATCCCGCAATCTGGGCCGCCACTGCCATTACCATCGCAGAGCGTTCCGGCGCAAACGTGATCCTATGCACTGGGGTCTCATTCAAAAAACGTTCAGGCCAGCCCTATAGCGCCAAGGCGCAAGAGGTGACCTGGGAGTTTCTATGCGCCGATATTAAATACCAATAAATTAATTAATTCAATTCAAGGGGTGTGTCATGTCTCGCAAAACTAAAGAACTCGTCCTGGGCGAGTACAATTTCACGATTAAACAATTCACGCCACAAACCGCCTGTTTCTGGGCTTTTAGATTATTAGGCAGCCTGGGCGAGGGTGCTCTATTTGGCGATTTATCAAAGGCAATTGGCCAGTTTATTGGAATGCAAAGGGCCGATTTTTCAGCTCTGATGTATGACTGCCTGAGCGTTGTCAATGTGCAAATGGAGTCTGGCCCACAGGCGTTCTATAGAGCAGATGGCGGCTTTGCCGTGATGGACCCAGAAAACCCTATTGTATTCGAATTAGTGGTGGAGGCATTCACGTTTAGTCTTGCCCCTTTTTTGAACAAGGAAATGATC